TGCTCAGATTTCGCTTCTACTTGAAACTCAAGTCCTTCAAGTTCAATCGCCATCGTTTTCCCCTCCTTCCTTCTGTTTTTCTGTAAATCTCTTGTTGAACTCAGCCATCATAGCCCGCATAGCTTCCTTACCATTTTCCATACGTTTCTTGTTATCCCGCTCTTTTGCCTGTTTATTTTCGCCAGTAGTAATAGGGATAGGCGTTTCACGATATGGATAAGGTTTCTTTCTTCCACTAAGAGGATTGATTATAGGCGAAGCGTCCAACAATGCTTCGTATAGATATGCACCCTGTAACCACAGGTTGTAATTTGTTCGTTCCTTAGTGAGTTCATCTTTCTTACGGTAATACTTTGTCATGCAGTTATCTCCATCCCAGTAATCGTGATAGGACATTCCTATGCTCAAGTAATACCCGCATAATTCCTCAAATTTATCGCTGTAACGTAAAATAGAGGACGGACGGCTTTCACCGCCGCCCTCTTCGCTTTCATCAGATGACAAGTCCGTTACCAACTTGCCACCCAGTCCACGTTTCCCGCAGCTTCGTCTGGCTCGTCCATCAGAGACATAATAGGTTCGTTGTACATTTCTGCCAACTTGCCGATAAGTTCTTCCTTATTCGGCATAGCCGCATAAATCTTATCAATTACATCCTGCTTGACAAACCGATGGTGCGCCTTAAAAGCCCCGGCGAAAAGGGCAGGAAGCAAGGTCATAGGACGGTCATCAATGTCCTTTGCCACGAAACCTTCATCTTCCATCTGCTTGATAGTACGTCTGGTATATTCCAGAGTGTAGTCCTTACCTTCGTAGGAAAAAATAATCTGTTTAGCCATTGCTTTTCTCTCCTTTAATTCTTAAAATCAAATGCTTCTTAGGATTCAGTGATAACAGTAGACGGTGCAATCATAATTGCCATGCCCCTAACCTCGTTAGCGGAACCGCCAGTAGGATGTGCAGAAAGCTGTCCATCGAAGCTGAACTTACCTTCGCTGCCATCCGGGGTTACTGTACCATCTGAACCCTCTGTACCTCCAAACCAGATTGCATACCCCTCAGTCTTGCCCTCAAGTGCCTTGAGTGCCTGGTAGTCGGTATGGTCATAGTTTGCAGAAAAACTCAGACCTTCATTTCCCTGGATACCCAGGATGAAAGTTTTCATCTTGTCGGAAAGCGTTGTAGTCTCAAGCATTTCCGGGTCAGAACCGATGTCCGGGAACTCTGTAATATCCACCAGTTTTTCATAAGTGGTAGAAGAACCGCTTCCACTCTTCTTGTGCATGAGAAAAGTCTTGTATGTACTTGTAGCCATGTCTAATTACCTCCTGTAAAAATATTTTCCATCTGTCACAACCCTGTACCGGGCAGTGATACGATAAATTGTTGCGTCCTCCATGTTCGGGACTGGCGTAAATGCCATCCTCTGAAAATTCATGGAGAACAATGTTTCATCAATCGCTTTTGCGATAGATTTACACTCCGTTTTCTTCCCTTCCGCTTTATTGGAATACACATTGATTTCAAACATAACCTGGTTCATAGTTTCCTTCATGCTTGTGTCCTGTTTGTTTCTCAGCGGAACATTATCACTCATGGTGATTGATACATGAGGAAATGAGGATGGGGCTTTCACATACTCGCCTGTAATATTGATACCCGGAAACTTTTCACGAAGCATTTTCGCAACCCGTGTATAAACTTCATTCTCACAGTCAATCATGTGTAACACCTCCTTGCTATTTCCTCAAATTTCTCTTCCAACTCTCTTACTGTCTGATACATACTCATGTTTGCAGGATTTCCGTAGGTATGTACTTCCCCTGCGTGTTTCCCTTCGGTGATAACCTCACCGTTACTTCCTGGGTCACCAGTATATCTCCATCCTTTTTCCAAGCGTCCAAGGTGATAACCGTAGGCTCCACGGGTCATACCGTTTGCGTCTGCTTCCGGGTGACTTTCCGTGTACCGTACACCTGTACCGAACTCAATGAATAATACAGAACTTCCAACGGCTACTACGGCTACTTTATTTTGCCCTCTTTTCTCAAGTGAAACTGAAACATCATTCGTACCGTCATATACTGCCTGTTGAAATTTTGCACTTGCAATTTCCACTCCTGCATTTCCCAGTTCTTCCAGGAATTTCTTAGTAGATTCCTGCAACCACTTCTTGTAGTCCTTGAGTTCTTTAATAGCCCGGTCAATCCCCTGTTCCGTCAACGGAACTTTGATAATACGCTTACTCACGATACTTTCACCTTCGTTATTGCATAAGATATGGTGTTCAGTGACTTTGCTACCCGCTTTACCGTATAGTCAAATGCGGGCTTGCCCTGGCGGTACTCTGGTTTCCTGTCAACAAACAGAACCGTATTCTCGTCAATAGGACAATTCGTATTATCGGTAATCAGAACTTTGTCATAAGATTCTAAACTTCCGAACACGTTACCCTGGGCATATCCTGTAGCCGGGGACACGCTACACATCAACTGCACTGGTTTTTGGTAAAGTACCTGGTACTCACCTGTCTCATTACCTTCTTCATCCAGAATTGCTTCCTTGCCTTTGTAGAGACAGTAGTAAACGGGAGATAGGTTACGTTTCATCAGCTTCATTACAACACCCCCACCATAGGGGTGATACGGCGCAGTAGGGTAGGCGGTATATCGCCATCCTCATAGGTTCGTGATACCCCGTTTTCACTATGGGTAACTTCACCTTCCGCACCCCGTTTATTCAGCATATAGGCTGCAATCTCAACATGAACACTGTCATACTGAGCGGGAATTGCTTCGGTTCCATCCCCAAACGGAAATGCTTTCCGAAGCACTACCCCTTTAGCAAGAAACAGATAAGTGGACAACACGCTCTCTTCCGTTTCCCCTGTCAAATGTTCAAGCATTTTCAGTTTTTCCGATTCCGTCATGCCGTCCACCTTCTTTCTATCTTACTTATTTGCTTACGCCAATCTCAGCAGCGTTAGCCACATATACAGAACGGCTGTATGCAGGCTTCTCAAAGTCAGTAGAGATACCAGTAAACTTGCCGTGATACCATTCGGGACCATGGTCAAGTCCAATCTGACCGAACAACTGATACTTCTCACCTGCGCCAACCTTTGCAAGCGGCTCAAGGAAGAAGTTACCCTTACCCGGAACAGGCTGATATACAGGAGCCAGAACATCCAGGTTCAGAAGTAATGCAGTACCCGCAGGCAGGCACTCACCGAGATACAGATAGACCACACCGATAGGGGTAACCACACTGGAAAGTGCGATACCGTTAACCTCACGGGCAGCAGGTACAACGGTCAAACCGTTCTGTACTGCGTCTGCGTTAATCTGGAAAAGGGTAACTGCGTCACACCACAGGCACAGACCATCAGTCGGAGCGTTTGCACCGTAGATTGTCTTTACCATATCAGCAATGTCCCAAAGTCCAAGCGGCTTCTTACCCATTGCCATAGTGTTAGAAGTGATAGCCGGGATAAGACCACGGGTCTTATTTGCTTCACCGTCTGTAGTTGCCTTGTTGAACACACCATTGATAAAGGTGTATTCGATGTCACGGTTCACCTTCTGGATTTTAGCCGCAACCTGGAAGTCCAGTTCGTTCATAGGATTTGCCTGCTGATTTTCGATGTTCACACCGTTCAGAGTTCCCATGTTGGACTGCTTCGCATAGGAAATACCAACGGATTCCTGGAAAATCTGGGTCACATTGGTTTTCTGTTCCCTGGTTGTTACGCTTGCTTCCGGGGCAGTCAAGGAAGCTGTCTCAGAAATTGCGGGCTGAGAACCGTCACCACCTGCGGTGTATTCCTGTCCTGTCACGAACTCTACATGATTTGTCGTTTTCGCCTTACTACCAATAATGGAAGAAAGCGGGGTACGAGTATTACCCTTGTTGAAAAGCATACCGCTGTAATTCAGTACGCCAAAACTGGTTGCAATTACGTCAGCCATGATAATTCACACTCCTTTTCTTTATTCCTTCTGGTCAGCTTCTTCCTGGGCTGCCAGACGTGTATAATATGCGGCAGCAGAATAATTACCGCTTGCCTGTGCTTCTGCGATTTTCTTCTGATAATCAATACCACCTGTACCCTCAGAACCCGCAGCAGGTCTGGGAGTTCCCTTCATTTTCGTGGCGAGAATATCTTTCTTCTGGGCTTCGAGATATTTACTCTGATTTGCCATTACCGTGTCCATATCACCATCCACCATTGCGGCAGCAGTGGTATCAGCCAATTTCTCGTCATAACCCATGCCGAGAAGTTTTGCTTTCTTCTCAGAAAGTGCGATTGAACGCTTCAAGTCAGCATTTTCCTGGGTCAGCTTGTCCATTGTAGCCTTCTGTTCAGCGGCAGCGGCTTCCTCACCCGTCTGTTTCTCTCTCAACTGCTTCTTGTAGTCCGCAGCTTCGGAGTTTGCTTTAGAGAGTGCGGTTTTCAGCCTGTTCACCTCTGCGTCATTTCCCTGTCCCACCGACTGTAAAGCCGTGGAGATTTCTTCCTCAGTCATACCTTCCTTGTAGGCACTTCCAAGCAAATCGCTTAAATAACTCATAATTAGTCCTCCTTGCGTTTTATAGGTGTTCCCTCACCATGTTTTCCGTTTTATCCTCTTGTCTGAGTTTGCGTTTTATAGGTGTTCCCTCACCATTTCAAGCAGAAAATCAATCCTGCCATTCATCAAGTTTCAATGTCACTACACATCGACAGTTCGCATTGTTTTCAACCTTTGTGAACCCATGAGGGGCAGGAGCATGGTCACCATCGTATGTGTAAAATTCTTCATCCAAAGCAACTGTCATACCTTCCAGGTACTTGTGGGTATCTCTAACCTTTTCGTCCATCATCGTAGTCCAGGTTTTTGATACGCCCCATCCTCTGTCCCTCTGGAACTGAGAACCTCCATCACAGATTGCAATGTTGAAAACCCTTTGATATTCGGATTCTACAAGAGCCTGTAACCTTCCAAGGTCACCAGACGTAACATGGTCTGCTACTCTATCCTCAAAGGTCTTGCCGTCAATCACTGCGTAGATTGCGTCACGCATACTGTTCACATCTAATGACAAATCGTAGGCAAGCATTTTGCTTGCTGCCTGTATGCCTAACTGATAGGCTTTAATGAGAAACGATAATACATCGTCTATTACCTGTTCTGTTTCCGTAGCAGAATAGTAACTTGTGGAAGTGAGTGCATTGAGTTCATCAAACGCTAAAACATAAGAGTTAAAAATCTCATTCATTGCAAAATAAAAAGGGACTATGAGCGTTTATACTCACAGTCCCATTGGACTTACCAGAACCGCTGTCCCGGTATTATTCTTTATGTCTCAATTTGCGTTTGACTTCCACGATAGCCACCTTACCCTGCTCAATCAGCACTTCCACTCTGCTGCCGTGTTTGAGAAGGTTTTCCATCTCCTGCACCATTTCCTTCGTTATTGTCGGGGTCATCTTCGTCACTACCTCCCTCTTCTTTATTCTGTTTCTCAAAAAGTTCCTGGGCTTTCTTTTCCTGTTCTTCGGCATATTCCGCACTTAATGTGTATGCCAGGTCAGAATCTACAAACAATCCGCAGTGTTCAAATGCTAAACGTGGATGAATTTTATCGTTGTTCAGCATAAGGTCAAGCACCTGGGCTTTTTGCAAGATGTTTTCATAATTTCTTCTGGTAAATCGGATTTCAATATTGCATACTTTCAAATCCATATCCACCAGGGTATGACAGATGTTCAAAACCAATCTGAGGAAAATCCTCTCAGATTTCTTAAACATGAGTTCGCTGTCCTTTGCCCTTGCTTCGGCAGCAGACCATCCATCCCTCATAATGACCGCTGCCCCGGTATCACTGGTGGAAGAACCGCCGTTGCGGTTCGGCAAACCACATATAGTGAGTACCGTCTGGTACATATGGTCAACCAGTGTCTGTGTTTCACCCTGGTTGAGATTGCTTACCAGATAGGTAATATCAGCTTTCAACTGAGGGTCAATATCCCGGTATTTAATAGCCCCTTCCTCACGCAGCTTTTCATAATCGTCAGAGGAAATATCCACGTTATGGAAAAGCATAAGTGCCTGTACGAACTGTTCTACACCATCCAGTCTGTTACTATCTGTCAGATTGATAGCGTCCAAAAGTGGAATTACCAGTTCAAAAGCACCCATCCTGGCAAGGTTCAAAGGGTATTCTATGATAGGGATGTCACCCAGGATATGGGTGTCATGGGTGACAACCTTTGATTCAACAATCTCAAAATACTCATGGTCAGAATAGCAACTGTAATGAACCACTCCGTTTTCGTCTATCACATACTTCACGCCCAGTATCGGCTTGTTGCCTAAACCGTTGTTATAGACAACAAATGTATTTCTGGGGTCAAGCGTATAGATTTCAAACGGGGCTTCATCCTCTTCACCTTTTTCATCTGGAAGAACCATCCTGTATGAAGTACCGCAGATGTGGAACCAGTCAGCCAGTTCCTTATCCTTTGCAGGCTTCTCTTCGGCAAACACATATTCGTTAAGCTGATTGATTGCGTCAGCAAGATTTTCTCCATTTCCACGGGAGACATATTGAAGTGGTTCTCCCATCAGATACCCGGACTTGAAGGACACAATCTCGTTTGCCCTGTTCTCTACTATCATATTTTTAATCTCTGGTCTTACCTGTTTCTCACGGTCAAGAACGGGCTGTCTGCCCTTGTAGTAATGCCAGAGATATTGAATTTCGCTTCGGTTTTTCCAATGATACGGAAGTGCCTTACGGAGTATCATTACCACGTTGTTGATTGTCACTTCTGTTTCATCTGTTTTGATAACACGTCTGCCGTGTAGTCTCATACTCACGCACTGCCACCTCCTTGCATAGTTTTCCTTGTGATTATTATACTACTCTTCAATGCTTATTTCAAGTGTTTTCTTTATATAAGCATTGGAGATTTTAAAGGTAAATTTAATATTTCCTCTTGAACACTTCAACTTTCGCCCCGACAAGTCCCCTCAATTCGTTTTCCAGAAGAGATAGAGAATCGGGAGCGTCATCATGCGTCACTTTTCCAGACCGGGTGTAGGTTACCACCTGCTTGATAAATGCTGCATACTGACTATTTCGGTCATAAAGTGACGGGTCTTTGAAGTAAAAATTCTTGAGGATAGTATCAGAAGCAAATTCAATACGGGTCTGCTTATTACTTATAGTCCTTTTGGTACGGATATTGCACACATAATTTCTATCTGTCATAATTTGCTGAACGTCCCTTGCAAAATAAGTACCTGCGTTATTCGATTCAAACGTACCTGCTACAACCAGGTTGTCCATCAATGCTTTTGCACATTCTGGTTTTGTAACCTCTGGCGGTGAATCATCGAACACAACGTCAATAATATACACTTCATCCCCATAGACCGCAGCAATCGGCATAGCGCAAAAGTCCTCTCCGCTATCCGCAGTATCACATACAGCAATGATACTGTCTGGGTCACGGTCAATCGGAAGTTCAAAGAAACGGTTCAAGCTGCTTTCCGGGAAAAGCAGTCCCTTTGCTTCAAAGGGCTGCTGCTGAAACTCTGATTCAAACTGTTCAGCCGATAGCATTTCCCTCTGGTCACGAAAATACTGAGTGGTAAAAACCTTTTTGCCCTCTCTCACATACTCAAAGTTGCTTTCGTCCGTCACTGGGTCAAGAGCAGGCGTTTCAATAACCTTCATCCTCTTACCCTGCTTCTTCATTTCCTCCTGCAAGTGACCTATAGGGTCATACAGAGAGTACCGGGTTCCACATATAACGATGGGCGTTCCTTCAATAGCACGTCCGATAACATCACCAGAAATAACCTCCCACTTGTCATCAAGCCGCTGTCTATTCTTCGCTTCCTCACGTCCTTCTACACAGTCATCCAGGTACAGAAGGTTGGTTGCTTCGGAAAGACCTACCTGCCTTGCGTCAATGGAACGGCACATGATTGTAGGGAAACGGGACTTGTGTAGCAGGTTGACAATTTTGGTATCAGCGTTGGTCTGTACCAGTTTGCTTTCCGGGAAGATGTCGTAAAAATGGTAATCACTCGGAGTTTGCAAATATTCCAGACACCCCAGGTAGAAGGATTTTACAAGGTCATCCCCTGTACCTTCCATGAGTGTAGACCTGTCTGGGTATTTGCCAGACAGCATATTTGTAAAGTTGATACCTAACTGGGACTTGCCCCCTCTCTTTGGCATGGATATGGAGAGGAAGTCCAGTTCCCCGTCAAGAATTTCCTGGTATGCGTCTACATATCTCTTGAGATAATGACGGCGGGGCTGATAGAATTTCTTGTCAAGCGGTCTGCCAAACTCTACCGCCTGCAAATAATCATCGAAGAAATGTGGTGCGCCAAACAACAAGGAGCGGAACAACAGGTCATTGTATAATTCCGCTTCCGCATATTTCTGTTCAGCTACCATAGCCCGTATGCCATAGGCAATCCGTTCACGGAAAGCGTGGTTCCACTTGTGACTATCTTTGAAGTC